CTAATACTTCGTACTTGCTCATTTCGAGCGCCCATACGAGTACGTTAGCGCCTTGCATAGCCATAAATACCATATCCGAAAGTGTTACGGCTGATTTCCCACGCCCCGAACGCCCATAGAACGTATACATATTACCGCTAAAGTAGCCCCCGATAGCTTCGTTAATAGTATCGAACTTCGACGCCCATACTTTGAAGCTTTCGCCCGATTTCCTACGGCGATACTCTTCGAGAAAGTCTTCCGTATCTCGCTTAGCGTCTGCGCCGATTTTACCGCCTAGCGTGTTTTTGTCTATTACGTTCTTAACCTGCTCTAGCAGCCATTCTCCATACTCTAAGCCGCCTGCGTTGCCTGCTTCGTTAAACTTGCGTGTAGCGTCGCCCTGTAGTAGCTGTAGATATTCGTATAGTGCGTTACTTCCTTTTAGCTCGCTTACTAAGTAGTCGTAGCTGTCGCCTACGTTATGCTCGTAGCTAAAGTCGGGCACGTTTTCTACTACCGTGTCGTAAGGTGGCGCAATATTTCTATTTTTAGCTGCATAGTCCTTTACGAAAGCTAGCGCTTTGCGCTCTTCTGCCGTCCTAAAGTGTTCGGGTCTGATGTTATATCGTATTATCGCCTGTGGGTCGTTCGTCTGTATGATTTTGCTTAATAGCTTCTCGCCTGTTCTACTCACTTTCTGCGCCCCCTCTTGCTCTCACCCGTAAAGCGTAGTACCTCGGTCATATCTCGAATACGGTCTACTAGTCGCTTCTCTCCGAAGATACGTTCTAGTTCTTGTATCGGTACGTTACTCGTATATATCGTCGGCAGTTCGCTTTGATTTCGTGCGTTAACAAGTCTATGAAGGTCTGCTCTGTAGCCCTCCGTAATATCGGCTCGTACGCCTATGTCGTCCATAACTAGGAAAGGTACTTCTCTCGCTATGCGCTCCCTGCTGTAGTATTCCTGCGCTGCTGCTTCTGCGATATTCTGCGGTACTTTCGGTCTGTTAAACTCCGTGTATAGCGTCTGCCATTCGTTCACATCGAAGAAGTACGCAGGCTGTAGCGAAGGCATTAAGCCCCTTTTAATGCAGCCTACGTAGTGGCGTACGATAAACTCGTTAGCTAGTGCGCAAGCTGTCGTCGTTTTGCCGTTTCCACTATTCGGGCTGTAAAGGTATAAGCCTTTTATTTGCTTCCCTTCGAACTGTCTCGAAAAGGTCTTTATATAATTGTCTAGCGAAGTATATAGCTGCTGCTCGCCTTCACGTACGGGGCTGTCCTTTAAAAGTACGTCCCTGTACTGTTTTGGCACGTTGGCAGCCGCTACCCTACCGCCCTGTCCGCTTAGCCCGTGTAAGGCTACATAATGCTGCAATAGCTCTTCGTTAGTTACGCCGTCTTTTAGCGCATATCTTAAAATGCCCTTATCCACGCTCTAGCCCCCTTACCATTCGATAGCTTCGAAGTCTTGTTCTACGGCTGCTTCTTCTTGTCGTGCTTCCTGTACTTGTATCTTTGGCATTACTTGCGCCATCATATATGTGTGCATAAAGTTGTACGTGCATATCATGTATTTAGCCGTGCCCTTGTACTCTTTTAGTGCCTGCTCTATAAATAGCTTTAACGCTATCTTTCCGTATGCTTCGTAGTCCTGCTTTATTAGCGATAAGTCTACTTTTAGCCCTCTAGCTGCGAAGTAGTCTAGCTGCCGTATTTCCCTGTGCATATCTCGCAAGTATGCGTAGAAAGTGTGTGCGTTCCAATCGTCAATATGTCGAGCCTGCCAATCTTTCGCAGGTGGTAATTTTGCTTTAGCCATGTTATCGACTCCTTTCGAACTGCATAGGCGCAGCTTCTTTTAATAGTTGGTATGCGCATAGCAATATCTTTTATATAGCTATCGTTTATATATAGTTCTTGTTAGTGTGCTTCTAGCCGTGTTAGCTAAAGGCACGTGGCTTTACGTAAAAATGCGAAAAGCTAAGCTTGTATTTAGCTTGTATACGCTATTACTCCATGCTTGTGTCTTCTCGTCCCTGTGCTTTGTTACTTCTAGTAATTTCTCGCCCTTCCATTCGAACGCTGCGAGCTTCTTTATGCGCTTGCTAACTGTCTCACGCCTTACGCCTAAGTTAAGGGCTAGTAATTCCTGCGAAGGATAGCAGCGCCCTTCCCTGTCCATATATGAAGCTAATACGGCGTACGTCGTAAAAAGGTCGCTACCTAGCGCAGCTATAAGCCCGTTTCGAGCGCCTACGTAGAACTTTAAAAAGACTTCGCCCTGCTGAACGTCGCCCATGTTCTCGCCCCTTTCGATACTGTTTCTAGCTCATAGGCGCAAGCTGCTCGGATTTTAGGCATAAAAAAAGAGCGCTGATTTAGCGCCCTTCTGCGTTATGCCCAATATGGAAGTCTTTCGTAGTATTCGTCGTATTTTAATTGACTATGTAAGTCTGCGTCGTAAAGTGCTACCCATCTACCGTGGCTGCTGTGCTTCTTCATTACGTGTATTTCGATTTCCTTCTCTCTTAGAAAAAAGCTGCTCGTATCGTCCATTTCGAACTTCTCTATGTCGCTTTCGATTTGTATTAATCTCGCTTTCACTTCGTACCATGAGCCTATAATAGTTTCGTCGATATTTTCCCCGTAAATGTTAATGCGATATACGTCTGTTTCTCTTACTCTCATTTTGATTACCTCGCTTTAGTAGTTTGTGTATCTGTCTATTATATTACACCTATAGCTTTCCCCTGTCAATCATTTTTGAATATTAATTTTCAAAATAAAAAAAGAGCGCTTAATTAGCGCCCTTCTCGTTACGTGACATAGACATAGCTTCTTTTAGCAAGTCGGAAAGCTCCTGCGGCTCTAGCAGATTGCTCATTAGCACGCTTCGGCTGTAGTTCGCTAGTTCTGCTGCTGTCTCGTCTGCCGTGGCTACTCCGTTTGTCTCTAGGTCGATTATTGCTTTAAGCGTGAATAGTACGATTCCTGCGTCTTCTTCTTTGCGTCCTGTACTTTTTAAAATGCTCATAGGTCGAAGTCCTCCAAATCGTCATTATTATTATTATTTGCTACGGGCGCTGCTGCTCGATACTGTGGCGCAGCTAAAGAGCTAATAGCGCTCTCTACTGCTGCCTTCCTTGCGTCCTCGAAGCGCATATAAAGCTTTATCGCTTCGGTTATTATATAAGTAGTCGGCTTATCTTTTAAGAAGTCGTTTAGCTTGCGCTGCTCGGCGTCTGATAAGTCGAACTTTATAGAATACTGCTTCGTGTCTTTGCTTTCTTTCGTCACGTTACGCCCTCGCTTTCGCTTCCTGTATCATAGCGTATTTTGCGTAGCCTTTAGCGTTAGCTATCTGTGCGCCCTTCTCGGCTTTCGTGTTAACGCCTTCTAGGTACGGCTTTAGATATTCGTGAAGAGCTAGCGTGCTGCCGCCTGTGAAGAGTACCATATCGTAATCTTTCATAACGTAGCCTAGATTCTCTACACGCTTCATAATAAGGCTCGCAGTATATTCATATGCGTCTCGTACTAGCTCGCTTATTTCGAACTCTTTACCGCCTGTATGAATAGCCATTCGCACTACTACGTCTTTGCCTGTGAACTCGTCCGCTTCCGTTACTACGTCCGCATTACGTATTAAAGCGTCCATATGTAAGTAAGATTGTATGCCCCTTGCTCCACGCTTTGTAAGCTCGTCCTTAATGATTCTATTCGACTCTAGCATACCTACGGGAATACCGTCGTAGCGAATTGTGCGAAGCCCTTCTATGTCTGATACGTCCGTCGTCCCGAAGCCTATATCTACTACTAGCTTCCTTGCCTTGCGCTCCTGCTCGCTGCCATTACGTAGCTTTCTATCGAAGCCGTATAAGCGATTAACTACGCTTCCTACGGGCTGTAGTGGTGTATAAACTTTCTTTACTGTGAAGGTGCGCTCTTCGCCGCTTACATAGACGGTATGCTCGCCCTGTAAATTGCGCTGCGCTTTTACGTGGTTTTGTTTGTTCTTGTGGTCTTCGGCAGGTAAGCCCGTAGATAATATAACTTCTGCGCCGTCCTCGACTAGCTGCGCTACTGCGATAATAGTCTCGGCTCGATAGCCTTTGCTAGCGTATCTGTCGTCGTTACGAGCGCTGCTGCTTACGCCTGTTATCTCCCCTGCTACGTAGTTAGTACCCTCGAAGTTAAATACGGTTAAGCCCGTAATGTCCTCGAAAGGCTCTACCCTACGCAGCGTATTAAGATAGCATAGCTCTTCGCTTGCTGTCGCCGCCTTTACGAATGAGTTCGCTGCTTCTACGCCTACATAAATAGTCAATATGTTAGCCCCCTATTAAGTTATCAATGTTCATTTCGCTATGCTTCGCTATGAAAAATAGCTCTTAAATACATACTACTACTAATGCCTATACGCTGTCAAGAAAAATTGAAAGATTTTCCTACGAGCCACTAGAAAGCCGTAGCAGCCCGTAGAAATATGATTTCTATTCTATCTTTCGCTACTCTCTTTCGCAAAGTATGCGATAGCTGCTGTAGTAGTGCAAAACGGTAGATTGATTCGTAGCTGTATTAGTGCTTCTAAATGCTCCGTAGCCTTTCGTTTTTCCTTTCGCTTTTCGTAGTCCATTAGGTAAAGATTGATAACGCTGTGTGGTAGTTCTATGCCGCATATTATCGCTAGCAAGCGTAGCTCTTCGATAGTTAGTTCTTTGTACTTCTTCTTTCGTAGCTTACAGAAAAAGTCTAATACTGAGTGTTTTTCTACGTCCATGATTAGTTGTAGTGTGTCTTTAGAATAGTCCATTTGCGTTCATTTCCTCCGTAGTGAATTTGTCTTCTTGTCTGTAGATTAAGCGCTCGTTATAATCGTTTCTAGCGCCTTCTTCCATGCGTTTTATTGCTAATGTTAGGTAGTCGTCGTAGCTAAAGTCGGGTGCGTTAGCTTCGATAATAGCGATAGCTTCGTCGTTAAAGTAGCCCTTACAAGTTCCGTAGATAAAGCCTAGTACATCCGTTCTTACTTGTCCGTGTGCTTGCGCAGCTACTACGTTATGGATTTTAACTGTTAAGGCTGCATAGAATACGTCGTCTTCTTCGATTACTTTTTGTAGGTGTACGTTGCCTAGTTCATTGTATAAGTCGCTTTGTACGTATGCTTGTATAACCTTCTTCCATATTGCGTTACCTAGTTCGTTATCTTGTAGAAGGCTTAACGAGTGCTTAATGCGTTCGGGAATGTTAGGAAATAATTGAACTCCAATTTTTACTACGTGTGCGCTTGCGTGCGTTTCGCTTTTTTTATTTAAAGATTTTAAAGAGCTTTTAGAAGAGCTTTTAAAAGAGTTTGTACCCTCATTTTTCGGCTGCTCGTCGCTTACTGCTGTAGGCTCTACGGCTTCTTCCACGATAGGCGAACCGATAGGCAGCTCGATAGGCTGTACGTTCGGCTGCACGGCGTTAATAACGTAGACGTTAGCGCCTTTACCGCCTGTCTTTTTGCGCATTACTTCAACCTTTTTGATAATGCCTAAGTCTGCGAGTGTCTTCGTAGCAGTTGTTACCGTGCGGTAGCCCTTACTGAGCGCTTCGGCGATTGTAGCTGCTTTCACATAAGCGACGCCGTACACCTTACAAGCGTGCTGCGCTAAGTAGTCTAGTACGTCCATAGCCGTACGGTTAAGCTCGTCTGCGAAGCGCTCGTATGTCGCCTTAATGTGTGCGTTCATAGCGTCCATGCTTTCGAACTGCTGTAGCCCTTTGTATTCTTCCATGTAAAAAACGCCCTGCTGTGCCACTGATAAAAAATCTCCCTTCGTGGACATAGCAAGGCGCTTCGTATTGCGCTATTCTATTAAATTAACTACCGTACAATATTCGACAAAAAGACGCCCTATAATAGTGCTTGCGTACTCTATGTATATTTGATATAATAACGGTAGTTAATTTAATAGTTTTACAAGGCTTTACGAGTTGGTAGCTCTTCGCCTTGCTTGTCCTGTTCCCGTATCATATGAGTTTGCCGCTCGATACGGGATTTTCCATTTTTATGTAGTAATTTTTTGCCGCTAGCTAAACTAGCAGCTTGTCTATTATATTACGCTTATCGCTTATAGAAGTCAATAGTTTTATAGTAATAGATTTTAAAGACGCTCGTAGAACGCATACAGGGCGTCTTCTTGCGTTTAATAGGGCTTTTAATAGTCTGATAGCGAAAAGGGCAGCAAACAAAAAAGAGCGCCGTTTCCGACGCCCTCCGTACATATTATGCGGTATGTCTCGCTTCTCTTCGTGCCTGTCTCGCATATTCCTTGAACTCTTCGACGCTGTAGCCTAGTGCTTCTACTGCCGACTCTACGCCGAAAGCTTGGTGCATACCGTCTCTAGCTAAGTCTTCGTAGCCGTTCTGTCGATTCCATTTACTAACTCGCTTTACTTCGTTATATCCTACTGCCAATCTTTCGAATACTGCTGCTTTCATTAGTTCGTTCATTTCGATTACCTCGCTTAGTTTGTTTTAGTAGCTCGCTGTCTACGTTTATTATTCTATACCTATAGCGTTTAGCTGTCAACTACTATTTGAAAATTAATATTCAATTATTTTTGAGCATGAAAAAAGACGCCCTGTAGAGCGCCCTCGTTCGTGCTATTTCCTTAACATATCGTGTTTAGGTTGCGTTAGGTCTTTAACGTCCCGAACGCCGTTAGTATAGCGCCCCTGCATTAGCTTTAGCGATACGTTATAGTCTGCTGATAATTCTTTTAGCGTCTTATATACGCCATTCTTGTCCTTGACGTAGACTACCATTTTAGCGCCCTTTGCTTTCGTAGAAGTGGCGTAGGGCAGGGGACATAGCACGCAGTCTTGCTTCTTCTTGTCGTCTTGCTTCTGCGTCCTTGCGTACGTCTTTCTTCGCTACTCGCCATAAGTGTGCGCATAGGATTACTACCGCCACGCCTGCGTTTAGTGCGAAAATGTTTGCTAGTTCATTCATTGTGATTACCTCGCTTATATGTATTGTGTAGTCGCTGTGTCTACTCTTCGTATTATACGCCTATTGCTTGCGCCTGTCAACAAATAAAAAAAAGAGCGCTTATTTTGCGCTCTCTTCTTTCTTTAGCTTGTATTCACCTTTTCCTCGTACGTCTTCGTTTGTGTACTTTATTCCTTCGGGGTATTTCGCTAAGAACTTTTTAAGCTCTGCTTTCGTAGGTGTTACCGTTTGTAGCTTAGTACCGCTACACTTGAAGCAGGTAGAGCCGTGTCGCATATTGTAGCTGTAGTGTCCTGTACCGCCGCAGCGTGTACAAGGTTTGTTCCATCCCATTAGGTAGAAGCTTCTCATAGCCATCTGACGAAGTTTTTCGGGGCTTCTAAGCTCTAGTAGCTGCGTCTTATATAGGTTGCGTAGGTTTTCTCTTCCGAAGATAGCCCATATGATTTCTTGGTCTTTCTCTTCGAGCTTCTTCCAGTCTTTACACCAGTGATATGCTACGTACTTCGTGTAGTCTTCGATTACTAGCGTAGGCTCTAAGCCTTCTGTTATTAAGTATGCGTTAGTAGTGCCGTGTCCGTCCGTGTGCGTAGTGCGCTGCGCCTTGCCGTCTAAGAACTCTTCGTATCTAATAAATGTGTCTTTGTCTGCTGCCATTTCGTATTACCTCGCTTTAATAGTTTATATACGTAGTATACACCTATAGCTATACGCTGTCAAATATTATTTGAAAATTAATATTCAAAATAAAAAGAGCGCCCCGTAGAGCGCCCTGCTGCTTAGTAGTTACTTACTACGTAGCCTGTAGCTAAGTGGTTTAAGAAGTGGTGTACGTCGCCATTAGCGAAGTCTATCTTTCGTAAGATGTTCGCTATTTTCTCCTGCTCGCCCTTGCTGCACGATTTTACTAAGTTGATTACGAAGTCTGTTTGTATAAAATGTAACATTCCGTTATGTTCTACTTCGTATGTGCGCTCTGCTAGCGCCTTCTCTTCGAAGAAAGTTTCTAAGTATTTTTGCGTCGCCGTTTTCATTGTGATTACCTCGCTTAGTATGTTTTAGTAGCTCGCTGTCTACGTTTACTATGTTATACCTATAGCGCTGCGCTGTCAATATATATTTTAAAATAGTTATTGTATTTTATTTTCCCTTCGTGGTATACTACGTATAGGTTAATACGGTTACGGCGTTTATACCTTTTCGTATTAGTATATTCGCTGTGTACTATTAGTAGTTTGTTAGCTCGCTTAGCTTATTTGTAAGCGTCGTAGCCTATTTTCTCATTATCTCGCATATAAGAATAAAGCCCCTACGCTGAGTGCGTAAGGGCATTTTTTTATTCTACGTCTTTGAAGCCTTTGCCGATTCCTGCGTTATTCAAGAAGCCTGCTAATACTAGAAGGTTGATAACGTCGTTAATAAGCGTCTGTACGCCTACTGCTAGCTGCGTAGTATGGATAATGTTATGCGATAATAACTGCCCGATTACGTACGCCCCGATAGCCATTAAAGTTCCTCGGTTTAATACTCTGCTCTTAAATTCTGCGATTAATGATTTCATTATCTCGTTTCCCCCTCGATTATTTTACGATTAGTTTTGTGCCGATTTGTAACGGCTCTAAGTCTTTA